ATTTATCGAAGTTGCCGCATTGTAAATAGTACTACCGCCACCAAAAGTCAAATTACTAGAAGATGCTGTATTTGAAGCAAGCATCATCAACATATCTTCCTCTCCTAAAGAACTTAACGAAGGACTTAAAATGTAAGACGCTGCAACATTTGCATTCAATTGTTGTCCTATCCTTGCATTACCATTTACATCTAATCTATGAGATGGATTTGAAACACCTAAGCCAACTTTCTCTCCAAACATATCAAGATGCATAACTACATCAGTACCGTTATAGAATTCAAAATCTCTAGTGTTAGGACTTGTAGCTGTTCCCCCGCTAAACCTATTAATCCCTCCAACATTTGACCATGAACCAATTGGGGTTTCGTTAGAAGTTCCCAAGGTATAACCAAATGCCGAGGAACTTGTAATCCCACTCCCTCCAACTTCCAAAGCTGCCGTCGGTGTTGTGATCCCTCCCATACCTACTCCTATTCCATTGCTATAAATTAATGAACCCTCAATATCCGTTCCTCCTGCTGAAAATTTAGCCACTTGGTTTTGTATTCCTGACCCCGAAACAGAGCCTACAGTCCCCAAGTCAACTTCCTTAATGTCTCCCGAAGAATTTACTCCAAGTAAGTATGCCGGAGAAGCATCAACAAAAGAACCAACTCCATATTGAGAGAATTGAACATCTCTCACATCTCTATCAAATAACATTATTGTATCATTTACATTTGACCCATTCATGCTTTCCAAAACCAATTCATTGTTCACCCCGTCAAGTCTATACCGGAAACCGAAATTGTAATTTGAAGAACCATTTTCAACAAATTGAATTGCTCCCGCATTAGAGATATTTCCTCCTTTGCCGATTGAGATAAGCGGTTCATCCCCCGCCATTATCAACGTTGAATCTAGTCTTGTTCTACCATCAACAACATGTAGTCTTTCGGCTGGAACATCTGTTCCAATCCCCACATTCCCATCATCCCGAACAGCTAACCCTAAATTAGTTCCTGTTTGACTTTCAACTTTTAGCCCATATGTTCCACTTCCATTCCCTTTCCCATTTATTTGAACCCTAGTACCTGAGGCGGGTGAACCTGTTCCAAAACCTACGTTATAATTTACTGATGGGTCGGTAAAGATAGTGTGCGCATTACTTAATATTTTAGTGGTGAACATATTAAGATGTCCATCCATCATTCTAATATTTCTATTCCCATTATACAAAAGGGATAAGGCTTGTGAACTATACCCATCCTCTCCCTTTTCTATATCCCAATAACTACCTGCCGATTCAAGTCTTATAGTGTTCCCATAAGCCGTTGACTTAGTTATATGGAGATTTGTACTTGGGTTACTTGTTCCTATCCCAACATTTCCATTTTTTTGAATTTTTACTAATCCGTTGTCGCTTGCATCACGAAAAATAAAACCCTCACTATCTTGATTCCCTAAAGTTTTAAAAATTAAATTAGAATTTTGCGAACCTTCTATTTCTAGTCCGTCTGTAACTTTTGAAATTGAACCTATTTTCGTCACATTGTCAGACCTCAAAAAAGTCATTCCACCGTCACCGCTAATAACTAAACTATCAGCATATTGAATAATTCTTGAATCTTCAATATCCGTTCCACCTGCTGAAAACTTAGGAATATAACTAGCTGTTCCACTACCTCCAACTGTTCCAAATCCTGACGGGTCAACTTCAATCACATCACCCGAACTTGTTACGCCTAGCAAGCCTGTTTCCGTTCCCGTGATATTATTACTTCCATAGTCCCCGAAATTAATATGTCCATTTGTCATATTGACCTGTAATTTATCATCATTTGAAGCGTCTCGTACTCGTAAAATTCCAGCGCCTTTTAGATACAAATGGTCAGCGCCGTTCGCTGTGTACATATTCCAAATATGTTGGTCATTCTCTAGTAATATATTTCCAGCATTTGTTGAACTTCCTGTTTTAATAGTACCATCAACTTGCAATTTCGTAGTAGGATTTACAACTCCTATTCCAACATTCCCATTATCTAAAATGGTCATTTTGGTTGAAAAATTATCTAAATAATCAGTACCAAAATTTATATTATCAGCTGCTAATATGTTTACATCACTTGCACCAGTTCCAAGAGCTTTTATTTCTAAATTAGAACTTGCATCAGTCAGTATATGACTGTATTGCGTATTGGATAAACTATACAATCGCAAAGGGTTTCCCGCTTCAACACTAACACCTCCGTTAATTCCTAGCTTTAATCTTGGGTCAATTGTACCTATTCCAACATTTCCATCTTCATCTAAACTCATTTGAGTTGCGTTCGCTTCTCGAAACAATATATCCCCTCCAGCCGAACGATTAATAATCAAATCTGTACCATTTGATGACATTGTATGGTTTGCGCCCGTCATTACATCATCTGTATTAGTAAGACGAAATGCACTCCAGGTATTTAACGCTGTTCCTGACCATTGGAAATGAACGCTTTGCTCCGAAATGCTAAATTTGTGACTAGGTGTTGTCCCTATTCCTACATTTCCACCCAATCCATTCAACGATATGTTCTTCTCGTACCCAACGCCTGCTTCCCACGCGTCAATATTAAATACTCCACCTGACCAAAACATAGATGTTCTAACATTTTCACTACCACCTAAAGCATTTGAATTTTCTGTTATCGTCAAATTTCCAGCACCTACACTATTATTCCCCGAACCGTAAATTGTAGCCGTATTCACACCGCTTGAATGAAGAAAACCTAAAATATAACTAGAGTCTGCTGTTAAAGCGACTCCATTTGAACCAAATGAATACAACCCCGAACCTCTATTATTTGAAAAACTATAAGAAGGATTTTGATAACCCCCTAAGTCTGTTAATAACTGCCCCCCTGTAAAAGTCAAATTATTTCCCCCCATTGTCACCGTCCTATCACCTGTCAATGTACCATCATTCAGATATAAATTTCCTTGTTGAATATCTGAGATTGCTAAGTCATAAGCAGTTCCATCATCAGCAATTCCAAAGACATAACCTAATCCAGTTTTTCCCAAGGTTGCCAAACTTTTTGATCCTATTCCATAACCAGTATATCGGACACCTTTTGCAAGTGCTGTTGGAGTAAAAACAATATCTCCCGTTGTTGTTGTAAAAGTAATATCTTCATCATTAGCTAAGAATTGAATTCTTCCTGTTGAAGTAAATTTCATCTTTCCCGAATTCACAAACATTCTTTGATTTGTTGCGATTTGGAACTCTTCCCCATCTCCCCAACCAATGCTAGCCTCTTCACCACTCACATTATTATTAAACCATAAAGATGCACCCCTAACATTATAATCACCAGCAGTAGGAATTCCTGTGAATCCTGACAAATATCTTACCCCTATACCTTCATCAAAATCATTACCGAAGTAAAGTGATGAATCTGATTTTATTGTTACTAATCTATTCTCTTGTATAGTATTATTTTCAGTATAAATATTTAGAAAATCACTACAAATCCAATCCCCACTATTTGTATCATAAATAAGAGCTTGCCCATCACTACAAACAGGTAAAAGGGGGTCACATTGGAAATCTGCAATTGCCCCTAGTAATTGAGGCAACGTAGAGTAGTTATTTAGCTGAGATAATCTAATAGTTCGAGTACTTCCAAAAGCATCCGTAAAAGTTACTAATGAACCTTGAGTGGTTACTTTAACTGGAGAATAAAAAGCAATATCAGGTTTTCGACCTCCTTTTATAATTATCCCTGTAAATAAATCTTTTTGAATATCACACCCTTTGCAATTAATCCGAGTTGATTGAGAACAATTATAAAAAGAAATATCAAATTGAGCTGAAGCTTGATAAGAGAAGAGTAGTAATAAAGCTATAAAAATATTTTTCATTCTTAAATTTTTTTAATTTAGAGACCTCTAAAAATTTAGAGGTCTCTGAAAATTTAATTAAGCCGAGATTAAGTCAGGAATACACCCACAATGAGTAAGCACATTTCCATCCACTGCAATAGCTGGACTTCCGTCTAAAGCTAATTTATAAGTGAAAGCTCCTGTTACGGTATCTTCTGTAATAGTTACAGATTGATAAGCTTGGCCTTCAGTACCTAGAGCTACAATTAATGCTGCTTTTACACCAGCGGTATCACCCGCAGCAAATCCAGCACCCGTTCCAACTGCCGTACCAGCAGAACCATTAATCACTAAGTCTCCCATATCGGTGTCATAATCAACAACTCCCGTGAAACTACATACTCTCCCGATAGTACAAAGAGCTGTCGTTGCTACAGCTGAAGAATTCACGGTGATGTGAGTTACTACAGCTTCTCCGATGATAGAAATCGAAGTCGCATCTACAGAAATTCCTTTCCAAGAATCGTCATAATAAGGGTCATACCCTTTAGACTTTAGAGCTGTAGCAATTGCTACTCGAATCCCTTTTGCAGTAGTTTCCTCTGCGAAAGTTACTACTTCAGGAGAACCGTCGATAGTCAAAGTGATTGCTGTTACTCCATTAGTAATGTCGATTCCAGTCAAAGCATATTTACAAAAAGCCACCGTATCTTGGCAGCATCCTGAGAACTTCTTATGAACCTGGATCGTGTTAGAAGCATCAGCCTCTGGATTATAAAGTTTTAAAACTGACATTTTTAAAAATTTAAAAGATTAAAAAATTATTTTATAGATTCTTTTCCATCTAATTTTCTGTAATAATTGGTAATTTCTAATTCTTGTTTTCTCTCCTCTTCTCCTAATCCTTCTCCCCAATAAGCTAATGGGCAATGAGTAATTTCTACTCTTCCAAGAGCCTTAATATTGATATGTTTTTTCATGTTTGCTTTGATTTCCATATAACACCCACAACTTCTACATTTATCCTTTTTCTCGTCATATACTCCACAAACATTTGATTGACAAATATTCCATCTTCTTTGGAATTCTTTATCATCATTTAACTCTTCGTCTAGCAAAATTATTCCTAGACCTTTTTTCATATATCTTTCAAATAAATTAAATCCTATCATGATTAATTATTTTTTAAAGTGCCATCTTTTTTTCCTTCTTTTCTTTGGAGTTATACAAGTGCCACAAGCTGTCGAAATCTCTTCAATATTAGAATAAGAACACTCATTATCTGTGTCCTCGGTTACTCTCACCATATAGTCATAAATTATGGTTAACCAATTTTCGGTGTCATGTAAAAGTTCTCTTTTAAAATCTCCAAATTCTTTAGTATTCACTGTAGAAATTCCTGTCTCGTCATCTGTATATTTTACCAATCCTTTGGTTCCTGCTTTATAAGTATTATACCTAATCGAAGTAAGAATTACAGCATAGCCTAACCAATATTTTAAACCTGAATCCCATAAAGAATTTAGACATGAATCAGTGAACTTACTTACTCTCTCCCATTTAGAAATATCGTTCTGAGGATGAGTAGTATTTCCATCTGCTTTTGATTTCCATGCAACTCCTTTGAAAATGATCATTGCATCCTTTGCATAAGTATCTCCAACAACAAAAGCCGTGGCTGAACTAATGTCCGTAACCTTAGCCAAAATTTCTTCATAAAATTCTAATCCTAAATAGCATTTTGCGAACTCAGCTAATTCTACTCTTTTGATATGAGTACAAACCACATCCACCGGATAATCTTTATCAACCGGGCCATATTCAATTACTTCAAATCCTGTGATTAGTGTGCTCATTATTTTTCTTCTTTTTCAGATTTTTCTGTCTTCCCTTCTCCTGTTCTAGTTTCTTCTGATTCTGAATCTTCTGATCCTTTCAGAGTAATCGGTCTTCTATATCCTCCGTCTTCGCTCCAAGATTCCTCTACTTCAGAATTTACTGGAGCTACTTGTAAGAAATTTCTAAAGAACTCTTCATCGTCAATTGTTGGAGTAATTACTCCAGCCCTTACTCCTACTCCGAAGGCATCAATAGTGGTTTTAAAATCTACGGTCTTCTCTTGTAATTTTTCTAATGATGATTTATAATAAAAACCTATCTCAGCTAATTCTGGATAATTATGAAATTTAATAATTTCATTCAAACATAGATTTAAACCATATGATATTTTCATTCTATATTTCTCAAGAACTGAAATATCTTTTACCTTCAATTCTTTCACATGAGTATCGTTAGAAAATCCTTCATTTTTCGCATTTCCTAATAATCGTTCTGACCATTGATTATTTTCCAATATAGATTGTCTAGTAAGCTCCTTAGACGTCTTAAAAAAGTTTTCGTTGGTATTTGGTTTGAATTGATAAATAAACGCGTTAGAAGCTCCGTATGGCCTTGTTGTCACAATAATCGATTGAGGGTCGTCTCCTTTAGCTGTAAAATTCTCCTCAATTCTATCAGTTACTGAATCAAAACCAGCTTCAATTGCTTCTTCATCGTCTATCGTACTCCCTGACTCTAAATCATCATCCTCGATCTCCATGAAAACCTCTCCCGTAAATCTATTACTTGCAGTCTTTACTAAATAATCTGAGTCTTGATATTCTCTAAAAACATCTACCCAGCAAGCAATCCAATCTGGTCTTCCGTACCATTTCATATTGCCATTCTTTACATGTATAATTGTTCTCAACGTCCCATCCGCAGATTTCTTGTAATTAGGAAATAATGGAATTTGGGCCGGTGGATTCTTTTCTAAATATTGCTCATTCCATACTGGACTAATTACTATTATTTTTGCTCCATCTTGTGGAGTTACTCGATAGCAACAATTAGTAGTAGGATGGTACTGAATTTTGGAGGTTTTTACTCCAGCTGTTTCAGTATGAATTAACTCAATAAAATAATTCCCATTATCTCTATAAGAATCATATAAAAATTCAGTTATTTGTGAGTAGCTCATCTGATCTCCTAGAACCACATTTTCTTTCAAGAATTGTCTGAAAGTTTTTTTCTGTTCAACCGTCAACGGTTCTAACTCATCTCCTAGATCAAAATCCTCATCTACAATATGTCCTATATCTATTTTATTTCCAAAAGCATAGGTCTTGATACTTTCATGACAAGCTCCTAATGAAGAGGAAATAAATCTTCCTGAATTCAAGAAATGAAGCAATCCTACAGCAGAATTCCCATGGGAATAAGCGTAAGGAATAAGTGGCCATTTCGTGAAGAGTGTTTTCAACTCTTCCGGGTCAGAAATTTCCAATGATATTGGATTACGAACATCAGCAAAATTAAAAGCCATAGACCTTTTCTTTTGCTGATTTGTTCGGTGTATTTTTGGATTGAAATCTTCTACAGACATCTAAAATTTATTTAGCACCTTCTTTTAAAATTTTAGCCTCTACGGCATCCTCTTTAAGAGCTTTTAATTCTTGCTCAGATCGTTTTCCGATCAATCTCGTGTAATTACCAGGGTCTTCTTCGTGAAGATACTCTAACTCTTTTTGAGTTACTCCACGAGCAAAGAATTTCCTAGCCGGACGGTTAGGAGTTTCCTCAATATCCTGGCTGATGTTTTTCCCTAAAAGGTTCACTACTTCACCCTTAATAGTAGTGATCAACATTGCTTGAGAAGCATACGGGTGTTTGATATAGTATTTCATATTATAAAGCTTCTATTGCTGCTCTTGTCAAACTAGTTGTTTGACTAAAAGTTTTAGCCGTTGAAATCAATTGAACCTCTGTACGATCTTCATTATCTCCAGTATCTGATAAGACATTGATAGTAGCTTTCAAAGCTTTCTTTGAAACTTTCCATTCTGTCAAATCTTCATCATATTGAATCCCTTGAACTAAGGCAACTCCTGAATTGAAAAAGTGCACTGCAACCAATTCACAACATTGGATAATTCCATTTGCGAAATCGACTGAAGTAGCTGTAACTCCTCCAAATTTAAAAGCTGCTGTCTGTTCAGTAGTATGCTTATTACCAGTCCGTGTACCAGGCTGATTATAAGACGCAGTATCGTCGTCAGTATCGAATTCGTATTTGACCCATTTTCCAACAGTTCCCATGACAAAATTCGTAACGACTCCAGCACCATCGATAGTAACGTCAGTCACATCTGCTAGTTCTGCAATGTAGGAGACAGCAATTCCACCGTCGATATCTCGACAATTTCCTGCTGCACTTAAATCTACTAATCTACAAGCCATTTTATTTTAAAATTTTGAAGAAAAACCTACCCTTCAAAAGATAGATTTTTCTTAGTTATAAATTTGAGTTTTATGATTATTCAGGAACAAAAGTTCGAGAAGCATTCACAAGATAATTTTCATCAATGATACCAGGACCAATTTTGAAAGTCGTATCCATGAAAATTTTCCCTTTCCAAGGAGAATCTAAATGTTGAGTGATACGCATTCCCATTCCTGAAAATTGCTTAACATCTGGCACATCAAAAGCCAATCCTAAGACACCTGGCGTTACAGCTAAGGTCCGGAAAGTATTAGTACCAGTTATATCATTAAATTCTTGCCATTCGTCCATACAAACCACTAAATGGCCTTTGTATTTCAAAACTCCTTCAACTGGAGCAGCTCCGTCACATCCAGCAGCTTGACAAAATTTTCCATTATAGAAATATCTGAACATCTCAGGAAGTGTTGGGAATTTAGCTTGCATTTCCTCTTCGTACTTTGCATAAATTCGAGCATCAGTCAAAAGAACAGATTTGTTCATTCTCCCGTCAAGACTAGGTCTTTTAGAAGCCATTTTCATTTCTGTATTTTGAGCCGCAAGAACATCATCGAAATGAGCTGTTGCTGATCCAATAAATGCAGTACCATCAGCAGAAATATCTGCAACAGGGATATCAACATTATAGTTTGCTAATCCCTGAGTTTTGAAACCATCAACCATTGTCATAATTCCACCAGCTGCATCTTGCTGATCTTTATAATCTGCCCATTCTTGATCATCTACAGCATACCAATCATTTGTATCAGCATCTGTGATTAATGGATGTTGTCCATACCAAACTAAATCATAGAAAGAATTTCCTAATCCTTGGTAAAGCAAAGAAACAATTTGAGAGAATAAAATTCTACCTTCTTCAGTTGCGAAGATATCTCGAATATCATTTCCAGAGCCCATGATTTTTTCCAAACAGTCACCTAAGTAAGCATCTGGACATTGTTCTCCATTGTATTCGATCGGAGACATTCCGATAGTAGTTGTTCGCTGGTTCACTTTTCCTTTCGGATTCCATACACATCCATTTGTCCGTTTAGACAGTAAATGCTTTGGCACAGATAAACTAGCAAATCTTGCTTCTGTTTGACGAGGAGCATACACAAAAGAGAATAACCCAAATGAATTCTGAGTGATATTCGTCTTAAGTATTGAGATTTTTTTAAAGAAATTTAAGGAAGCGGCTGTGTCCAATTCCAAGTACCGAGAATTCCCGTTAGTTGAAAAGATAGCTGACCCGAAATCTCCTTCTAATGTAAAAGACATTTTGTAAAAATTTTTAGTTTAAAAAATAAGGATTCTTAAAGGCCTAATCCTGGAACAATTTCGCCCTGGAATACTTCTGCCATGTCAATAGACATTTTAGATTTATCTTCAGTTTCGACAGCTCCTAATTTGCCGGTAATTGGATCTCCATTGACATCAGTCGTCTGAGTTCCTGATTGAGTTCCTTTCACAGAATTAATTTCTGTCGCAAGCTCAGTCTTTGCAGTTGAGATAGCAGTTGAATTTGTTTCTGTAGTAGCTTTCAAGGTTGCTACTGTGGTTTCTAAAGTTTGAATTGAAGAATTTAATTCTCCGACTTTAGTATCGTAAGCCTCTTGAGAGACGAATCCTTCTGGAGTTTTGTTCTCAAGAGCAGTTAGTCTTGATTCAAAATCTGCAGTTTGATCACCGCTCATTTCAATGGCTTCGATTACTGTTTGGTGATTTTCCATTTCAGCCGTAAATTCCGCTTCGCTCATATCAATTGCATGAGAAGTCCCGTGGATTCGGTTGAACTGAGTAATCGTTTTTTGTAACCAATTCATCGTAAAAAAAGTTTTCTAAAAATTAAAAAATATCTTTAAAATCTTGTAAGTGTGCGACATAGGGTGGACCTATATTAATATCACTTTTTCTAGATTTGTTATTTCTTGAAATAAGACAGATGAGAATTCAATCTTTTGATTGCATAATTCAAAGAACCAATCCCATCTACTAATCCTCTAGTTTTTGCTTCAGAAGCTGAGAACACTGATCCATCTAAAGTCTTTTTTCTCTCATTCGGAGTTCCCTTCAATGGTCTATACTTTCTAACTTGCTTCATGAACATTTCATCATTCTTTGTCAGCTGGTCAATATAAGGTTGAAAATTTCCATTTTTCAAAGCTCTCCAGGCAGAATTTTTCCCATCTGAAGTTTCTGAATATAGTTCTATATTATTTTCTTTTTTATCTTCGATATACCATTTTGGCATAGTCATCATAGTCCCAATTGACCCTACCAAAGTAGAAGTAGAAGCTGCGATAATTTCGTCAGCTGCTAAAGTGCCTTTGATTCCGGCTGAAGCTAGTAAAGTAGTGTGAATTATAACAGGTTTATTCCTGTCCTGGATTGCATTAAAAAGAATATCTCCGGCAGTTGATTGTCCCCCTCCAGTATCTATGTCCATTATGATACCCTTTATCTTATTGTCTGAATAAAGTTTTCTTAGATTTTTATCCATACTTTTCATCCCATAAGAACACATAGCATCTTGATTCATCATTACTCCCGACATTCCAATCACAGCAACTGAATTTTTTGGGATTTCATCTAAATTAGAATAATTTCCTATAAGGTTTCCATCACTAGAATAAATGTGAATTTGCTGAGTCTTATCTTTTTCAGCTTGGCAAATATTTTCTTCAGAACTATTTTGGAGCTCTGAGATCAATAAAACTTTCTCAAATTCTTGAACTCCATACATAGGTTCAACATGCAAACTTTGTCCAGCTAAGAATCTGAAAAATGCTTGCTCCTTTCTAGAAATTTGATTATTCTTTTTTGACATATTTGAAAATTTATATTACAAATATAAGCTATCCCTTTATAAGATTAAAACATTTTAAACGCTTCTAAGACACTTTTTGTCTGAATCTGAATGATATGACTAAAACCAAATAAAGCTATCTTAGAATGGACGGCAGAACGTTCTATTGGTATTTTTCAAGAATCATTGGTACTGCTATACCAGTATGACCCCCTAAAACAACTCCACATCCTATTGCTGGCTTCTTTCCTGCTTTAGCATAAGCAAAAGCATATTGTTCATGGTCAATTCCACACCCTACTTGCATGCCGAATATTCTCAAGGCCGTTCCAATGATATACTCACAATAAAGTTCTGAATGCCTATGTCCTTGTACTACTGACATTAATTCAGCTTTTGCTTTAGATCTAGCTGTTCCAGCTTCTCCATGAATGTATAGAACATTATCAAATATTAATTCAGTATGGAATTCCCAATTCGGAACTTCTAAAACTTCTTTTAAATCTCTTAACCATTTACAACTAATCCCACCTATTTTTGCTTTTCTCATTATCAACCTATCATGGTTGCCTAAAATCACATCAGCTTCTGGAAATACTGCATAATATCTTGACAATCTTTTGATCGCAAAATCTAACTCTTCATCTACGTTCAGAGCTTCTAATTCTGAGTCATGAAATGAAGCGTAATGATTATCAATTACATCACCAATAAAAATCACTTTCATGCAATTATATCGATGGTAGGTTTCAACTAAAAAATCTAAATAATGGTCTAGATCAAATGGAGTGTGAGGATCTCCTACTATTAAGACATTTGTCTCATCATTTTTCCAGAAATTCTGGAGCTTTTTGTTGGATGTTTTAGGCATCACGTTTCTACTCATAATAAATTTTTTATGTTCACAATTAAATTGAAGAACAGATAAACTTTATCTGTCTTATACTCAATTTATATTTAATCGATAATTGACCAAAAGTCAAGCCTTTCTCTCGATCTTCTAGGACTAAGCTTTTCACTAAAGTTTTGTAGGGGATTTCTCTAAATGCATGAACTGCAGTAGAGGGTAATGAATCTATGTCAATACCAGCTTTTTGAATGAGCTTTAGAATCATTCTTCGTTTGTGTTCTTTATCTTCCATATTATGTTTTTTTCAATTGCGTTCTTAAAAAATCTGTAGAGAATATTATCAGACCCACAGCAGTAAGAGTAAGGACTTAATTTATATTTATTATGTAATAGCAAAAGTTTTTTAAAATTATAATTCTCTACTGCCTCAATTGCTTCGTTATATTTATCTTTAGGTAAATTTTGAAAGTTCCACATTAGGTAGATATTTTTCTATATTTATTTTGATATGGTCGACATAAGATTCGCAACAATAAACCTGCTCAGTGAGTTTTAATTCATTATGAATTTTCATAATTTTTGGCCAAGTTTGAGTAGAATAATGTTTCTTGATTTCTAGTAATTTTTCAGAAGATATTTTAGACCAATCCCACTCTTCCACATTCTGATTTCTATACTTGATTATTTTCCTAGGAGAATTCACTTTAATTCTAGAATTATGACGCTTCAATTGGTCAATGCTTTCTATTTCAAAAGCTAATTCTCCTGGCTTCATCTTTTCTCCCTGGGTATATTTTCTGACAAAGGTCATTTTTCCTTTATCTATTTTCACTACGGCCATCATAAATTCTGAAAGATTTTTACCACCAATTTCAACGTCTTAATGTGTCTAGCAAAGTGGTGCCATTTAAAGGTGAATTTCTGGCCATTGTGATAGGTTGTCAACATATGTTCCAGAAATATAAATAAAGTTTGCCAGATGGTCTTACTGGATTCCAGAGGAGCCATTCCTATAACGGTAGAATCTACCATTTCTTGAGTCCCAGGGACATTATCATAAATCTTTTCAGCAAGTCCACTAGCATTGATTGCTGAGTAATGTTTTATCAGCAATTTTCTTTTGATTTCATTAATCTCTGTTAAATTCATTTTTCTAATTTTTTTAATTATCCAATATCACAAATCTTGACTGTCGAACAAACAAATGGGCAAGCATCATCACAGAAGTGAACAAACCATCTTGCTTCGATATAATCCCCCTGTATTTCTGAAGTCTCATCCCATACTAGCCAAGGTCCAAAAGTATCAGGTGAAGTAGTTAATCTAATTCTATATTTAATATAGTTATCATTATCAAATGGGAGATACCCAACCTTATTAAAAATCCACCATCCACTTCCATTTACTGGTCCAGGTTGGCAGGTCACTCTTGCATCTATTTGATTGCAATCTGGAACTATAGGAGTGGTTGCCACAATACATGTTTTTGAGACAGTAGTAATGGGGCAATTTTCAATCTTAATATCGAACTCAAATAAGTAAGAAACGTTACCAGCCTGAATGGTATTTCCATACACTGTATTCCCATCAACTAAATAGGATTTAGAAGACCCGTCAACCCTATATTCATCTACTTCCCAATTAGTTATTTGTCCAGGAATTACTAATTTAGGACGGACTCCTGCAACTGGTTGAGAAGATACATATTTTAAAAGATCTACACATTCTATCTCTAAATCATAATCTGGACAAGGTTCTACTAATTTCTCTGGGGTCATTATAGGGTCACAGGTCACCCCATCTACTGCAGCATATGTAATTGTTGCTCTAATCAAAAAGTCTTCCGTAATGTCACATAATTCAGCAGAAATAGTGGTTAGATTTGTAAGAGTAATCCAACCACCTCCAGAAATTAATTTATACTCAAAAAGAACTGAAGCTATTGGAGAATTGTTAGTCCCTCCAATAGTAAATAAGAAGCCTTCACATCCTGTAGTTACACAACCCGTTGCTACTCCATTAATTGGATTACCTCCACTTGTTGAAGTCCATCTTACCTGGTACCTATTCTCAGGAATATTTGTATTAGATAATGTGATAAAATCTATCCATCCAGCACCGTTAGCTCCTCCACTCGTAGATCCTACTATATAACCTTCTCCTAAAGCATATGTTTTTAAGTCATTTGCTGCAGCCAATGCCTGAGTTCCATCGTATCCCGCAGGATCTCCTATATTAGTTCCATCATCTAATTCAATAAACATTAGCCCTACCGTAAGAACTCCATTATAAGTTAGCTGGGTACAAGTAGTGTCAATATTATTGAATCTCTGACAAATTATTGTGGGGTTATTTTGACATAAAGAAGTAGGTGGAAGATTAATTCCAGTATCTTCAGGAAGTAAGTCACAAATGTCACTTAGCTGTCTTTGTGGAATGAACTTTACTGGGGTCATTATTTGTCGACAAAAATGGAAATCTAAGATCTCAGAAATTCTTGCTGAAACTGGCCTTCCCATATGCTGAAAAGTATAATAATTTCTAAAGTCAGTTTTCAGATATTCCATGTTAGTCAAATCCACTAAATATTGAATAGTTAAATTATTTAGCTGCTCTAAAAACCATCTCTTATAAACTAAAACATAGAGACTTTTTAGCACATCATATTGATAAACTTCTGGATTGACTTGGAAAACCAAATTAGCTTCTGGAATTGCCACAGCTGAGGTGTTATCGTCATGAATGGTACCTAACTCTAATGGACAAAACATAGAAGCTGTAGGAATTAGATTTGTAGTAGAATTTGCATACTTCCCAATCCTCAAAGTAGGTTCTTCTGAGCTAGAGAATATCTGTCTAACATATCCAAAATTAATAGCAATCTTAGGCCCTACATTCCAAGTAAATTCTCCAGTATTTGTAACCTCTGGAATATGTAATATTGGAACGCTATAATTATAATATCCATTATTAAATAAAGGTTCGAAAAATGGATTCTTAAGTTCCCTGGTTTCTCCTGTTGTGAACTTCTCTCCAAGGTCAATAGTTTTACTCCATAAATCATCGGCTAATTCTAGATCTTCTATGGACTTTTCTTTAGAATCTGCATACATCAATTTCAGGTACCTTGGATGAGTAGTTTCTGGAGTAGTAACTACATCACTTTCTACATCTAAAAGATGGTTTATATCTTCGATCGTTTGTTCTAAATAAAATCCATCAACATTCTCTCCCCATAAATCCACAGTATATGGTTGATAAAGCTCAACTGTTCTATTTGCAAAATCTGTTTTAATCTTTAAATTCCATTGATGAGATAAGCCTTTCAAAAGATCTAAAAATTTATAATTCTTATCAATAATCCCTGACATGCTTTCATCGGTGCCCTCTAAGAAATAAGGCCTGACTCCTTCTATGTTTATTTCAGAATCTACCAGAAATATTGCTGCTAAGGACGTTGAGGACCCACAGACGACCGCTAAACGTTCTTCGCTGGTCATTGATATAGATTTCACATCAAAGTTGAATTCTAATTCATTCGCTTGCCCCTCAATAAAATTATCATATACTTGATGAGCATAAACTTTCTCATATGGAGAAGGGTCTCCTAAAGAAGCTCCTTCTTTTAATTTTCCTAAAGTAAAAGACATAGATTCAGCTCCACCACCTGGGTTAAACTTTACTACTCCTTTTACGTTGATTTCTCCACTACCCTGGTAGACTCCTGTTGGGGAGAAATTACCTATTGGATTTGTAACTACATTTGGGAATGGTACAAGAACTCTATTCACCGTATTTAGTGCCCCAGTTGTTTGCACAGCAATAGTGGCCTGAACATTTAGATTGGTCTTCCTGGTAAGGTAGGTTTCTCCTTTTAATCCATACTCTTTATCAACAATATATGCTATCAATTTTCTCCCAATTTCAGATTCAAATAAAGGACTTTCAAAAGCCCATCCTAATTGGCAAAAACCTCTTGTTAATAACCCTGTTATATAATGCCATGGTCGACATAATTCTATAGGCAAGTAATAAGATTTATCTGGAGAAGTAGCAGTCCAATCATTAATTATTCTATCAAAATTAGAGTAAGGAAAATATATTCCTAAATGTGCTGGGTCTTCAAAATTCGTATTAGTATTATCATAGATTTCTTGGTTCTGAATTACGTCTAAAACATTAGCTGGAGTAACTGTGAAATTACCATATGTCAATTGGTGCAAATAAAGATCTTTTGCTCCTCTTGCCCAATGATCTACAGCAAGCCTTAATTCCACCGTAATAGTCTCTCCATATCTCTTCACATATAATTCTGATTGAGTAATAATGTGAGATCCTGTACCAACTTCTACCTTCACTTCTTGAAATTCATTATCTAGAACATTTGGATTGGCATAAACCTTGAGAGCATCATAATTTTTTCTAGTATTTGGAAGATCAAATCCAACAGTAAAATCGAATTTCAATTGGTTGAATTCAGTTAACTCAGTCAATATTCTCGTTTGCCTTAAATTAAATCCTTCAGGAAGATCTAAATAAACGTCGTCTGGGTTCACTGAAGTAGTATCTGGACAAAATCCTCTAACCTCAGAAAAAACCGTGCCTGTCACACTAGAACCAGTCTGAACACATTCAAAAGCTTCTTCTCCTGGCCCTAAAGATTTAGTATAGGAAAACCCGTCACATCCTGTGTAAGTATATTCTTGCTCTGAGGTCGTCTCATTCTTAATATACATCTTATCACATGTAGAATAATTCTGTCTTTCAACGACTTTTATATAGATACATCCATCCATTATATTGCATAATTTGGTAGAGCATGCTCCTGGTTAATTTTTCCTGTAATAGAAAGTCTAAAATAATCTCCTTCTTTATAATATTTTATAGCTCCAGAATTCGGTAGAAATCTGACTAATTGTTTTACAGTAGGTAAGAGAATTCCCTGGACCGCATTAATCTCTCTATAGAAATTTCCAGAATTTAAGAAATCTTCATAAAATCTTAAATCCCTGAGCTCATCTCTCTTAATAATTTTAGTATATGTGATCTGCTTTGAGCCTGATTTATTATAAATTCTTTGACCCCCTGCCATTCTAATTGATTCAGCATATGGAGCTTCATTCGTAGTCCTTGGTTGGTATGAATAAACTTCTACATGTGAAGTCTTAATTGACAAAGAATCTTCCTCATCCATAAACATTGTAGCATAGCCTCCTCCAGCTGTCTGATAAACTATTTTAGCCCCACAGCAGTCTGTCATTAAAAATGTAGTATAAAGGTTATCATCAAATAAAAGTTTGACAGCGGTTATGGTAGATACATCTATGGCTAAATCTGTAGCTATTTCTGAAGGTGAAATCACCATTGAATTAGGTCCAGAAAAAACAGTATCTATTTCTGTGGAAGGAGCTGCTTTCGTAACTACATCTAGAGTCATAGTAGCTCCTCCTGTCACATAAACTGAAAGACATGAATTTCTACATAATTCGTAAGCTCTTGGATAAAGAGTAAGCAAAGAAAAACCATCTCCTCCAGTATTCACATATCCCCAATATTGCTCAGCTGTGTTTAGCATAGTATAGGTTGCAGAATCTACCGAATTTTCAATCGTTGTTTCACATGTATCTTTATCGAATACTAATTCCCAGTATCTTAATTTGAAGTCATATTCCATTTCCGGTTCAGCTCGATCAGCTCCACAATTTTGAGGATATGCAGTTTTAACAAATGGATATAAATCTTCTTGAAAATTGAAAGAAAATGCGACTCCTTCTTGAGGTAAATAAGTTTCTACAGGTCCTATTGCGGTGCCTGTCCCATCTAATAGCTGATATCCAAATCTTCTCAGTTCAGTTGGTGAATCAATTCCAGTCATTGTGAAATTAAATATCGCTGGGTTTCCTATATAATTAATAGTCCCTGAAGGGGTTGTGTTAAGAGTTATTGGCATGGTGCGATATTTTCCAATTCCTTACATAATCGTGAGAGATAAATCCCTTCACATTTAAGAAATATTCATTAATAATTTCCACCACTAAATTAGTTGGAGGATTATCTGGTAAAGTAGCAAAAGCCGTCTTTAGAACGGCCTTACAATTTTTATCCATATTTAGATATGATGCGATATTTTTCCTTAGTTTCTTTTTCATAGTTCTCTGTATTCTAATAAACGATTTTTTCGGTAAGCCTGAATAGAAACTTTGTTTCCCTGGTTACCTCCTAAAACATAAATATGATGTTTGGTTTGTCGAATAAAAAATCCTACATGACCTTTCCAAGATTTCTTTGATTCTCTCCAAAGAACAACCACATCTCCCTGCTTTGGATTCTCTACCTTTCTTCCTACTTCTAACCAACTTCTAGCATTCAATTTTCCACTCATTTCAAGACTAAAATTAAATTCTTTATTAGTCGTTTGAATTACCCAATTAGCAAAAGCAGAACACCAGGCAACTTGATCATCTTTCACCCATGAATGTCCTATCTCTTTAAAATATTTTAGAACTTCAGGATTATTTTTCTTCCCTACTATTTCCCTAGTTCCGAATTCTCCTAAAGCTATTTCAATAATTTCTCTCATCTTTTAAATCTTTTGATATGTGACCAGTTCCTTTTATACTGAGTCTTTAATTTTTTATATTTCCGAATAATATATTTCCTTAACATGAGGAAAACATTAGAACCCCTAAAATAAAAACAGAAACAAAGGTGATGATTAAGCACCCTTTATTCATTTCTACTTTTGCGTGTTTGTCGTATTGATTCATTTGCTATTATCATTAGGTTGTGAATCTCGTCTAATTTCGTCAATGGAAGTCTCAGCTGGACCTTGCTTAATTTCTTCATCTGTTAAGTTGTTTTCTTGATGAAATCCATCACAATAAAGCTCTGGGATTTTGCTGGCCATCTTTATTGCCATTGCATCTAATTCATCATCGGTTAAATGTATCATTTCTTTGTTTTTAAATGCTTCGCTAATTGGTCTAATTTCATAGAATTTCTATCAATCCATAATTGATTCCATTCCTTATCTTCTTTAGTGAATTCTAATTTCAATTGCATATCATTGATGTTTACCACAATTATCACATTTGATCTGACCTTTGGTATGTCCCCAACTACATAAAATACAATACCATATTGCTAAAATAATCATATCAAATCTTCTTTGTTAAATAATTCTCTCTGATAATATGCTCTAATATACGGTTAAAATCAATCATAAAAAAATCTTTTAAGGGTTAAAATAATATTCATTCCCATATGCAATATCATTAGTGCTAAGAAAGCAAGATATAACCCATATAGGAATAATCTGATTTTAGTCATTTTCTTATGTAAAGACATAATTAAACAGTATTTCCATCCTCAGCTGATCTAGTCCGTTCTGACAACCTTTCTTTCTGCTGAAGACCAATAATAACATTTCCAGATATTTGTTCAATCACTGGCACCAAATTAGCTGTCTGGGCTGCTACCACTTCTTCTATAATCCCCTCAAAATCTTTCGGATTTATTCTAGTCTCTGTAACAATTAATGTGGGTTGAGCGATATTTGGGAAGTTGGCCTGACTGCCTGAGCCAATGAGCCCTCCATCTGCGAAACTCATGCCCTGCATACCTTGTAGAACTGATTTCCATTTTCCAGAATCACTAGAAAACGACTTTCCACCTCCATCTTCATTGATTGCAGACAACAGTCCTAACCATTTGCTTGTTGCTTCACGTTTTATAACCGATTCTCCTCCTTGCATTTCGTGACGCACCGGGGACCCTGCTATCCTGAAACCTATGCCGCCGTTGGCATGACTGGGCCCTCTCATATATCCTCCATCGTTTAAATAAGCTCCATCTTCAGCAATTATTGACCCTATGGCTGATTTAGCTACAGAGAAACCGGCTTTTATTAAAGCAGTCAAGATTGCTGCTCTGGCAATACCTGTAGCTCCGAAAGTAGCAACTGAATCTGGTTGAGCTAGAGATTGAGCAGTTGCTGCAGCTACCTGGGCCAAGACGATTGCTTCTAAAGTTTCTAACATTAATCCTACAATTGCCTGGGCTGCATCTTCTCCAGATTCAATGGTTCCATCAAATAAACCTCCTATTAAGTCTGCTGTCCCTCCTATTAAATCAATCATTATTTTGTCTGATTCTCTTTGAGCAATTTCTTGTTGTTTCAGACGGTCTTTATGGTTCTTGATTAACTCAGCGTTTTTCAATTCATCTGCTGATAATTGGGCTTCAGATATCTGGGCTTCTATCTCTAGAGTACTTTCACCTAATTCGATAAGAAGAGCTTTTTCATTCTCTAATCTAGCCAAGGCTTTTTCGGCTTCTAATTGAGCTCTTTGTTCTTCAAAACTTCTAATGGCTTCTAGAGAGGCTTCTATGTTTTCTGGGTTAAATTCTGGGGCTACTAGTTGTTGGTTATCTATATCGGTGTTTGTTGTATCGAATCCGACAGTTAGCTTAGCCTGTTCAATTTTTAGGGCTTGCTCTGATTGAATTAATTGAGCTTCTAATTTCAACCTTTCTTCACCTGATAATTTTGCAAGTTTTAGTTGCTCATTTATAAAAGCAATTTCTCCAGAAAGTCTTGTTGCATTAATTCGTGTATTAAGCTCTCCCTGGTCCTCTACTGTATTATTCAGATAATTCTCAGTTAATAGCACTAATTCATTAATATTAGTCTCAGATTTCTTTAAATCAACTTCTAATGAAAATTGGTCTAATTCAGCTTTCTTAGCTGAGATTTTATTGATAGTTTTTAAATAGTCAGCTTCTCCTTTCTCATATGATTTTAATGAATTATTTAGGATCTCAATATCTGTTTGAATATTAATTTCTTTTATCCTATTTGCTAGATCTTCCTCATCAAGAATTCTAGCATTGGCTGAAGCTATTCTCAGTTGTTTTTCTTTCTCAATTCCTTCTGCCAAAATCTTCACTTGATCTTCAATTGGTAAGGCTTCTATGTTAGCTTCTCTTACCTCTTTTTTAAAGTCGTCTAATTCCTTTTTTGCTTTAGATAAATCCAACTCAGCAGAATTTAATTTTTCAATCAATTTTAATGCTTCTTCTGGAGATGCTGAATTGATTGATTTTTGAAGATCTGATACTTCTTTTTGCAGTTGCTTAATTGACCCATCAGCCGCTAAAGCTTGGAAGTTACTTTTAGTAGAGCTTACATTTTTATTGAAAATCCCTGTTGCTAAAGAAACTTGTTTGGTAACTTCATTATATTTTTCCAGAACTACTGTATAATCTTTCCCACTTGCTCTTGCCAGGTCAACCTCATTCTTTAATCTGGCTTGTTCAGCTGATAAATCTTGTAGGCCTAATTTTCCTTTTATTGCGTTCTGTTCTCTCTCTTCTGCAGCTTCTTTCTCTCCTTCCTGGACTTCTACTAAAGCCTCAAGATTTTTCTTAGCATTCTCTTCTAATCTCTTAGTAAATTCATCTGAACCTCCTGAAGTTGTTAGAGCAGCAAAAAATCCCTTTTCATTATAAATATCATTGATCACCTGAAATGAAGAAGCTACGTCATTTATTAATGATGTTCCTAATGATTTTCCTTGAGTTTTTAAGTTTTCAAATGAGATTCCAGTTCCAGCTAAAGTAGCTGATAATTTCTGTTGTTCAACTGCTAATTCGGTGTTTACTCGTAGAGTTTCTTCTTGAAGTCTTTGGTAAGCTGTCGAAGCAATTGCTATGTTCTCATATCCTTCCTCAATATCTGCTAGAGTTTTAATGAATCTCAAACCAGCATCTTCACCAGGTCCAGCAAATACATCTGCAAGAACTTGTCCCTCTTGTTTTGCTGTTAAAGCAGTATCTCTAAGCTTTCCAGCAACCTTAGCTAAAGCTCCTACCGTATCTTCTGAGCCATCATTAATATTGTCGAATAATTCCTTAGTGAATTTCTTACCAAATGCTTGTTCTAAAGCTATTTTAGTTGTGTTAGTTTGCTCTCGAATTCTTAATCCAAATTCCTTAACTGTATCAATCCCTTTATCACTATAAATTCCTTCTTGAGCTGATTTGATTAAGATAGCATTTAATTGCTCACCAGATAATCCCGCAGCTTCTGCCTGGGTAGAATATTCTTCTAAGTTATCAAGATATTGCTGTGTAGCATCAGCCCCTAAAATAAAACCATCAGTCACTAAATCTAAGGACTTTGAAAAATCTCCTGTTACGTTCTTTGTTAAAGCATTCACAGAAACTAAAACCTCAGTGAAATCTTTACCGAATGTCTGTGAAATTCCTTGAACTCTTGTAGTGATTTCTGCTAGGCTTTCTCCGGTCTCTCCAGTTAGTCTGAAAACCTCATCATTTAACTTAGCAAATTCTAAAGTAACCTGGTTTACATATCCTCCAATTGCTACAAGAGTTCCCCCTATTGCAGTCAATCCTAATAACCATGGATTTATTCCTCCACCTCCTCCTCCAATGAGATCTATGAAACTAGAAAAAATCCCCTCTACACCACCTCCCAACATGTCCTCAATTGCTTTTCGATATGAACCAACCTGACTTCTGAAATCTCCTACAGATTCCCCCATCTCATCTATTCGTTTCTTCACTTGAGCAGCTTCATCTATTTTGTTTAGATTTTTTGGGAGCTCTCGGGCTTCTTCACTTAATCCAGCAATTTCTTTTGTCAATTGAGTATAACGTCTCCTTAAAGCTAATAAAGAATCAGTTGGAACATTCCTTTTAAGCAAATCAAAATCTTGAGCTTGCTGCCTAAGATCTAATCTTAACCTTTTAGCCTCAGTCTGTAATGAAATTTGTTCAGCCCGATATGTAGAATAGGTTTTAGTTACACTTTCAACCGTTTTCCCTTGCTTAGCTAATTCTTCCCTCTGTTCCTTAGTACCGTTATTAAATACATCAATATCTTTTTTGGCCTGCTTTAGGACCTTGCCAATATCAACAAGCCCGAGTTCTACATTAGCGAGCTCTTTTGCTAGCTTGCCCGAATTTTCAAGTTGAATAGAAAAACTTAATTTCTTTGCCATTTTCTTTTATTTTTTAAAGCTCCCCTCCGTTTGATTTGTTCAAAACGTTCCACCCTTTAGATCGATATAATTTAATTAATTTTCTCTCTAAATTTGCAGCTTCTTGAGCTGGAATTACTTGATCTGTAACAGGTATTAAACCGAATTCCTGAATATGAAGTGCTAGAAGCTCCCTAGATTGCTTTATGTGGGTTTCTAACCTCATTTTTAAATCATAAGTTAAACCAATATAAATAGTTTTCGATGTATAGTCAATTGACTTATAAACCCATCGAAAAAATCTATTTCCTACGTTCTTTTCCATGTGAGAAGACACTTGTTCTAGAATCCCCCTCCCACATGCTATAGCGTAAGCTGAGGAACTTCCTTCCTTAAAGTCACTTCTACTAGAATATTTTAGGGATTCATCAATAAGCATTTCAATTGTCCAAGATTTATGTTTAAGGGCCATATGAGAAGAAATTTCCTGTAGGATTCCTCTCCCCCATGCTATATTATAGGCCGATGGTGAACCTTTTTGAAATTCACTCCTACTAGAATATTTATTTGCTTCATCAATGAGCATCTCAGTCGTCCAGTAAGTTAATTTATTTTTCATGTGTTTGCAAATTTCATCTAGAAGGTTCCTTCTAGATGAAGCAATATAAGCACTAAGAGAACCTTTATAAAAATCATTTCTACTCGAGTATTTTAAAGCTTCAGCTTGTAAAAGCTCCTTAGTCCAGTAAGTTAATTTATTTTTCATGTGAGAGCACAGCTGATTTAAGATCCCTTTTTTTTGTGCTATTGAATATGCATTAGGGGAACCTTTCCTAAAGTCACCTCTACTCGAGAATTTCAAAGCTTCAATCTGTAAAAGTTCCTTACTCCATTTTCTACGTGCCATACAATAATTTTTTTAAATCACTAATAAGAAAATCTTTTGTTTTTCCTTTATAAGTCAAAGTAACTATAAATCCTTCAGGTCTTCTGATTCTCTGTACTTCTGAAAATCCATTTTTACGGTAAACCTTGCCAGACTTGCCCATCGCATAATTAGGGAATTTTGGAATATCAATCATAATTGAATAAATATACAACTAATTTTAATCCCTGTTATCATTCTACAAAGTATATTTCAAACCAATTCTAAAATCAATTCCAGTCGGTCTAACTGGAATAAGATTTTTGTAGAAACTTCCTTGAATAAAAATGTGATTAAAAGCAGTAAAATCAAATGATGGAATAATTCTAAATTGGAAAGGTTCTTTCAATGGATTATGATCTCCAATATCACTGTAAACCCCAGCTTTGAATAAATAAGATATTTCTAGCCATTTATTCTTTTTTCCTATTACTTTTTTACCTATTTCAAAATTCAATCTTACATATTCAGAAGATCTTAAAGTTGTTGAATCTGAAAAGGTTTTGCTATTAGGTCCATAGCTGACTCCTAACGAACCAGAAATGAAATTCTGTACATTTAGTTGATTTGTACTATAAAATTCAGTTACGGACAGCGTAGCAGCCTTAGAAGTCATTCTATAGCTCTTTCCTTCAGATAAATGTGGAAATTCATCGTAATTACGGTAGAAATTTACTTCCTTCTGAGCCTGCAGGTCTTGCAAACAAAGGAAAAAGATCAAAAAGATAATAAAATTTTTCATATTTTTAGGTATTTAGTTTCTTATTCCTGGCGCGAGCTTCGCTAGCGGGTTGCAGCAAGTCTCCTTCTGTCCTCCACCCTATGTCGCACACTTTCTGTTCAAAGCTATGCCTGTGTTAGAATAGATTGGACATCAGTTAAGATTGAAAAGAATGCTTTTTCCACAGAATCTCCAGTCCTTTCTTCCATTAAATCCTGGATTTTCTGTTCATATTTCTTTAAAGTTGAATCAACAAATCCGAGTCTAGTCCCATCTTTGGAAAATCTGAAACTATTTCTTGATGGAATTCCCTCTTTTTTATGCACATTAGCTGTGGCAAATGCTGCTCTTTTTGCTTGCTTTTGTCCTAACCCCCTCCTTAATCGAAACCATCCAATTAATGCTTGAATATATTTGCTTACTTTTTTCCCTGTCTTACGACCTCCATATGGGACTTTAGAACCTTTTACACCTTTCTCGACATATATCCAATAGTCGTTCATATACATTTCTCCAACAAGTAAAAAAGCCAAGGATTTTATCCTTGGCTCGATAGATTTAATTAACTCACTTGAGGTCTGGGATGTTGCTCGACCTTGAGCGATTAATTTAGACCCTAATTCTAATTTTAAAAGAGACATTACATATTCTAAATCTTTCTCTAAATCTTTATTGAGAGTCATATTTGTCAAGTTTTAAACCTTCTATTAATCTGATTAATTTTTCTGCATATAAAGGGTCAGTAGCATACCCTTGTTTCTTCAAACCATGTGCCCATTTCTTATAATCATTTCCATAAGATTTTAAATGAGCATACCTGGGTTTTCCTAAGAATTTAGAATGATCTCTAAATGATTGCCATGGACCTTTATATTTTCTGAAACATGATTTTATTAGATTCCCATTTTTATCATAATCATCATCTTTATGAGCAAAAGATGGGCCAGTCCAATTCTTCTTACATTTTATTCCGAAATGATTATTTGCTTTTAAAGCTAAAGCACTATTTCCAGCATTACTTTCATGAATCCCTTGGGCAAGAGTTATACTTGCTGGGATTCCATACAATAGCATCTCATCTACAGCAACGTCTGAAAACCTTTTGATATATCTCATGTGGGAAGTACTAGGAACGTATTTAGACAACTTCTTAGGCTTCTTTTTAGGTTTCGGCTTGATAACCTTAGTTTTAGGTTTGACGGCCTTAGAAGTTATCGGTGGAGTTGCTGCAACCACTAATTCTGGAATAATCAATTTATTTGGAATTGGTTCTTCTACAGAAAATAAATTTGACTTAGTTTTTATTTCTACTGAAATATCAACGAAATAAATCATAATAAGTCCAGTAATAATTAAAATAATGTTTATCTTTTTCATATGTTCTTTTTTTTAGTCACAACATCCTAAATCTCCTGAAACTTCAATTGAAGAAGTTTCAGCATTCCATTGGAATTTCCCACAGTTGTGAAGGGATAAATTAAATTCAAAAAATGTACCTTGCAAATCATCCAAACCACCTTCCCATCTTGATGCAAATAAATTTCTGTTTACGTCATTAAATCCCTTTTGGATTTTCCTTGTTTCTGCTTCATTCGGTTCTTCTACACTTCCACCAGCTCTCAATACTGCTAAAGAGATATATTTTGACTCTGAGTCAATATAAACAATATCTTTAAGGTATTCAAAGAAATTCATCATGAAGTTTTCTGTGTCCTTAAAAATCTCATTTCTGTTCCTATTAGAACAGAGATCTACAGAGTTAACAGATTGTACATGTTTATCCAAAAAAGCAATTTCAATCACGTATTGGGTTTGAGACCTGGGAGACATAACATTAGTCAAAGCAAGAGACTTATCAAATGCTATCATTACAGGGTAATCATAATCTAACTGAGAGGGGTTCAAATGGTTATTTGCCCAAGATCTTGAATAGAAGAATTTCTTGTCAATTTCTTGAACGGTTTTCCCTAAGTTTGCAGCATTCAAATCTGAATAAGATTCTATTGCTGCAAAGGTATTTAATCTTTTACAGAGATTTTGCTGAGTAGGGTAAAATTGCACGAAATCATAGCAGATTTCAAAGAACTGGTGAAGTGTCATAATTTAGATTTTATTCCTCTTCTTCTGAGGAGGATTTTTTAAACATATGAGGAAATTGTTCATACATACTTTTCGCATGTTCTTGGAACCAGTTATTATATCTGGTCAAGTATTGATCTGGTCCCCATTCTTTATAGAATTTTACAATTCTTCTTTGGTGATTTAATGGCCGAAAATCTACATGACTCATTCCATATTTTTTATCGGGATCAATAGGTTTTCCATCGATCAAATTACCAAATTTCTCAATATATTTCTCATCTTTCAAAAGTTCTGCTCCAGTTATTGGAGAAGTATTTTGAAAGGGTACAATTGAAGGTGGATAGGTTCCAGCAATTTGTTTCAATTGTTTTCTTTGTTTTTTATTAACTTTGTATTTCATTTTTTAATAATCTATGTGAATTAATACTTTTTCATTTTCTTCGCAACCTAAATTAATTAATTTATTTGCAACTTCATCATTATCAAATCCTTCTTCTTCTAAGAATTTTTCAGAGTTTGCTGTATAATCAATATAGACATCACAACTTCTTTCTGATGATAATTCTTCGTGAAACTCGCTCAAATCGTTACAGAGTGAGAATACTTTAAGTGATATGGTTTTCATAATCCCATGTTTTTAAGTGAAAGAATTCTAACAGCCTCCTGAAAGTCTGCAGATTTTATTGATCTTAATGGAGTATTTTCTAATCCATTAAAAGCTCCTAAATTTAAGAGTCTTGTATAAATAGAATTGAACCCTGCTCTTTTCCAAATTTTCCTATTTTCCTCGTTTGCTTCTTCACTAGAATTCTCTGGAGGAAAAAAGAAATAATGGTTGTCTGAATCGGATTTTAATTCTTCGTAGAAAGAATCGAAAAAAAAAGAATGTCCATTCCTAATTTATAATTAATATCCTGAAATTCTGTCATTCGATTTTTTACTAAATTTTGGAAAGGAATATCGTCTAAAGGAAGTTCCTCATCTTTTAATTTAGTAGTGCAAGAAATTATTTTTATTGCCCCCGTAAATCTCACATTCATAATTTCTTCTGTATCTCCTAAGGTCCTTTTTTTACTCGAATTAATATCAGCTAAATTCTTTTTGATATTCAGGATATTAACAGATTGAGCTACTGACACCTTTGAAAAAGATTTTCCTCCTAAAAGGTTCATTGTAGCATAAGGTATTTCCCAGGTTTTTCCTTTCCATTCAAATGTGTAATTATCTTCTTTTCTGAATTGAAATTCATAAGAATCTATCAATTTTTTGATATAGAAATAAATAGTATTTAAAGCCGATTCGGCGCTATCAAAATCTATGTCTTCAGATTTTCCTTGAAGGTCGTCAACATGCTGCTGTAGTACATGGGTTTTTAAACTCCCATCCTCATTCATCAGATCTTTTACATCAAATCTAATAATTTTATGAAGAGGATAGTCTAAAAATTCTGAGATGGCTTTACACAACAAATATAGGTAAAAATTTCCATCTCTTTCCAATGTTTCATTTTCCAAAGATTCTTTCAACCATAAAGCAATATCCTCAGCACATACATCAAAAGCTATTTTAGAACTCAATTTGAATTCATCTAGCTGATCTGGCAAATCTAAGGTATGCTGCTGGTCAAAAGAATCTGTAATGGTTATTTGTCTCATTCTTCTTCTGCTAAGTTGTCAGAAGCTCTTAAAATGATCTCTTCTTGGAAACTTTCGACAAAATCAAAACCTTCTAAAGAATGGTCAACATCAAAACCGAGATTTTTAGCGAATTCCTTCATCAAAGGAATAGTTTTAAAATGGTCTAAAAGTTGCTGAGCATTCAGAGAACTGATTAGATCTAAATCGATTTCATCTTCATCATCACCCACAACATCCTGAGGTTCTACCGTTGAGGCCGCTGGGGTCGTATGCTTTCCCGGCTGCCAATTTCTCATTCCAATTGGGGCTTTATCGGAAACAACTTCTACAGTTCTTCCCTGAATAATTGCCTGGACTTCTAATTCATTACCTGGAAATCTTTGGTTAATCAAAGCTCCAATAGCGTGGGCCAGGGTTGCATCTTTAGTTATGGATTCTTGAGCTTTTGCTAGCTTCAGTGCTCCGATTAAATGTTCTACAATATTCATTGTAATTTTGTTTAAATTAAAAAATATATTTATCTAACTTTTCGTACTCTTCTTTGTTGTCGAGCGCGTGAATTTTTCTTTGCTGGTTTATGGAAATGCTGATACCAATAACGGAGCCCATCCCAAAGGTGATTATAATCATCAATAGGGTCATTAGTCCATTCCCCTTTATTCTTTTTCCATTTATAATTCTCTTGCTCTACCTGCCAATTTTTAGAATCATTTGTCAAGTGAATTTCATGACCTAATAAAGCATTTATTCCCCCCTTCACAGAGCCTGGACCTTTCTTTGCTGGAACCATATTATAACCAGCATTTCTTATTTGCTGGATTGCATCTAAATTAGAATTATCAGCAATAATTAAATCTTTTTTATTTATTCCTAATTTCTTAAATTTAGCAATTACATCAGGAGTAGTAAGATGAGTTTCATATAGTAATTCTTTAGCAAATATTTTCCCTCTCCTCATACCCGCTTTTAATAAAGTAGTTGGGTCATTTGTAAATCCCCAATCCATAGCATAAGCTACTTTTTTCAATCCTAAAGGTAAGAGATTTCTATAAAAAACTTCTTCAAATATTGCTCCCTCTGTTACTCCCGTCAATCCTATCCCGTAAACATACCACTTATTTTTCCAATATTTATTAGAAGTTTTATCCCAGGCTTTAAAATCAGCTTTTGTTCTGCTTTCTTCGAACACTTGCCTTAGAACTAAATTTCCTGAAGTTTCCCACTTTTTCTTATATTCTAATAGCTCTTCTATCACTTGAGCTGGACAATAGCTATTATGTTTATAATTCGAAATAAATAAATCACAATTTTTTCTAGGGATTATTTCTTTATGAACCCAGAATCTAGCATCACTATTGTAATCAATAAAAATGGTTTCCGATGTTCTTACCATTAGTTGAGAAGCTGCCTCGTAATTAATAGAATTGGCTTCATTCAAAAATAAAATATCTCTCTTACCATGTCTAGCACTTGCTCCATCTTTCAGATTCTTAAATTCCATTACTGAACCATTCAAAAATTGATAAGGTCCTCTGACCAAATCAGGATCTTTGATAAATAGCTTTAAGTTGTCTGATAATTTCAACTGTTCTTTAAAATCTCTTAACGCCCCTCTCTCCAAAGAATCTGCAGTCTGAGCAACTACTGTGATTCTAGTTTTTTTCTTCACAGCAATGTTCGTAAGGAGCTGCATAATAGACCAGGTTTTAGAAGAACTTGTCCCTCCCTGGTTTACTCTATATCTTTTTAAAGAATCTCTATTCCAATAATAAAGTGGAGTATAGAAATCATGTAATTTAAAACTTTGCTTTATTGATTTTTCATTCATATTCAGAACCTAATTTTTTAGCTTCTTCTTCTGAAGAAATTGGTATTTCTATTGTGGTTTTCCCATCTTCTATTTCAGCATTTTTCATGAAGAAATTTATATTAAATTCAGGGGTTTTTGGTTTATCTCCTTCTAGAAGAATTCTCTTCTTCTCTAAGGCATTCATATAAAGGGTAAGATATTTCACATCTCCATGGGATTCCATATGTTTTATGACTTCATAAGGATTCCCTAAAACTTTTCCTGTGATTTTATCTATCTCTTTGGATGTTGTTTTATGAGTCAATCCATCTAAGGATTTATTGTAGGATTGAATAGCTTTAAACATAATCGCCTCAAGGTCTTGAATCATATTCTTTTTTTCATCTTCTATTGAGATCGCAATTTTAGCTCTTTTCACTCTATTATTATAGGCTTGCTGTAGAGCTTTTCCTGTCACTGTATAATCCCTTAATCCATTAATAATGTAAGCAATTTCAGCCCATGTGTGATTGCTAGCGAGAAGGTCAATAGATTCTTCTACATCTTCCTGAATTTGATAAGGAGTCCTGGAACCATTAAAATTAGCAATGGTCGTTGCTCTTCTATCGTGTTCTAAATTCTTATCTGTGATTTTCTTTTCTTCCATATAGGTAAATTTACATAAATAAAATGAAAGGTGGGATAATTAATTAAAATGAGCCCACCTAACAGCCTATTTAATAACGTACTTTACGTTCTTATAGATTAACCAATTAAGATTGGCGTGGGTCACTAAAACAAGCCTAGCATCCCATTTAGGATTGTCTCCTTTATCTTTTTCTAAATCAATACACATACATCGACCAAAAATAGGTTCAGGCTTCACTAAATATCCAATAAGAATTCTCTCAGTTCCTTTGAAAGAAGATGTGATTTCTTTCTCCATTTCTTTCTTAGATTTGAAATTTCCTTTATTGAAATTTGCTACAGTTTCTTTCATGTCTTTTGCAGTAACTCTTTTCTGGAAAGAAACTGTGAAAACTGCACCATATGCGGAGGTTAAAATTTCAGCCATTTCAGTTCTTGAGACTTTTTTAGTCTCTTTGAATTGATCAGCGGAATACATCCCTTCAGCTACTATTTTTCTAGCAGCTCCAAATTCGAATCCTCTCTCATTTCTTAATTCAATTCTATAAGAGTCAGTTTCTCTTACTTGATAAAATTGAATTTCAGATAAGTATTGACCTTTTTTTAAGGTGGATGAATTACATTTATTAGTATTTTCTACTACAGTATTTTCCATTTTATGAATAATTTAAAAGTTAAAAAAAATCTCAGATATTTCTACCTGAGATAATAAATTATTGCGCATTCAATCTATCTAACAAACTTCCTCCTGTAACTGCAGGTTGAGCTGGAGTTACGACTGGAGCAGGTTCTACAACTGGGGCTGGTTGAGCTGCTACTACAGGTTGAACTGGAGCAACTGGTTGAGCTACAACAACTGGGGCTGCCTGAGTAGTATTCGTTAAAGGATTTTTGATTGATTCATCTGGCATCGGAGTACCTGTGAAATAAGCATCAAATACACCTTTTAAATAAGCCTGAGAAACTAATTTTTTACGATTATTTTCTACAATATCAGGAATTTCTAAACAGTATTTAGCATCAATTTCCTCAGCCATTGGAATTACCATTGCATCATAATTGGTTTTATCTGCTACGACAGATTTTGATACGGTAATATTGAAACCTTTTGCAGGATCCATGATTCCCAGAGGGCTTCCATTTTGGTAGTTTCTGTGACTTACCAAATTATTAAATTTTTTGATAAGTCCCCAAGTACAATCAAAAGTTTTTACACATTCATCAATTACTTTAGTTTGACCACTTGTACGGTCTAATAAAAGAATTGGTAATTCGTACTCTTCTTGAATTGTGAAAGACTTTGAGGCAAGAAGAGCTTTGGCTTCAGCATTATTAGAAGCCTCAATAGCTTTAACGTATTGCAACCCTACACAAGGTTCCCCAAAAGTTGCTGCTGAGATGTAATTCTTTTTATTAACCCAAAAAGAAGTTACTTTAAGATAGAAAAGCCCATTTAAGGATTTTACTGGAGGAAGAATTCGAATGTCTACATCTGAGTTTGCTGCGATTTTTTTTCGCGAAAAGAATTTAGCACCACCGCCGGCACTATTCATTTTGGTTGCCTCTTCATTTACGGCACCTAGATCAAGATAAAATTCCATGTTTAAAAATAATTTAGCAGGTCATGTGGCTAATTCGCCGACCCATTATAAAATAAAATGTTAATTCCTTTTTGATAAAATAAAGATACAACTTTTATTTTAGAATAAAAAATTCTATTGAGCTTTATTTACAAATTTATTTAATACGTCCTGGGCTGATCCTATTTCCTCCATATCTCTCCAACTTATATCACTTACTTCGTAATCCATTCCCATTGGAACAGGTACTTCTTTAGATTTGATTTTGAAATAAATATCTAAGGGTAAATCCTCACAAGTATCATTAATAATTTCTACAACCCACATCATATCTTTTGGGATATAAAAGAAAATCGAATCATGAACAGTTAACCACATATAAACTCCCTTAGGAAGTCTATGGTGAAGAAGACTAATGGCAAAATTACAGTATTCCCCTCCACTTCCTTGAATGGGATTATTTACACTAGCTCTAATAGCTTCATTTATCAATCTTTGGTTTGTAGTATTTCTAATGTCTGGAAGTCTTCTTCTCCGTCCTAATAATGTTTCTACATATCCATATTTTTTTGCTTCATGTTCCTGGAGAATATGCCACTTACCTACATTTTTATAAGTAGTGAAAATAGCATCTTTATGGACCTGAGCTTGAGCCTCATCTACAATAGCTCCATAAGTATTTTTAGCAAATTCGATATACCCATCGATGGAAGATTTATAGAACCAGCCAAAATTAGCAGCTTTGGCATATCCTCTATATTTTTTGAATTCATCTTTAGGAAGTTTATAAAATTCTTCTACAGTAACCCCCCTAATTCTTGCTCCAGTAATTGCATGAAGATCTTCTCCAGAGAGGTAGGTTTTCTGCATTACAGGATCTTTAATTTTATTCGCTATAATTCTCAATTCTGCTTGAGAATAATCTGCTTGAACTGAATAATAATTATCACTAAAAGGTATAAAGAATTTTTTTACTTGTTTTAAGCACCATTCAGCATCCTCATCCTCGAAATTCATCCTACTTGGAATATTGTGAAGACCTGCTGAAAGTCTCCCTGTAACTGTCCCATGTAGCTTATAACCATCATGATAAAAATCATTTACATCCATATTATCTAATAATCTTTGATAATACGTAGAAATCATTTTTGCAATAGTTTTAAATGCAAATAAAGGATTCATAAAAGGATGGTTGAAAGATTTTAAATATTTTCTATCTGTTGTCCTTTTCTTTTCTCTTCTTATCGTAGGAACTGGAAATTTAAAACCATCATAAATCAAGGAAGAAACTTGTTTAGGCGAAGCAAAATTAACTTCATTATATTTTACTACTTGCCCAGTTTTTAATTGGAGAATTTTCTTTCTATAGTTTTTAATATGGGAATAAGTTTCGTCTTTCCCTTTATCTAAATGTCCTTGGATTTTTGCTTCAAAAGATTCTATGTCTTTTTGGATTAATCTTTTATTTTCTGAACGGACAAAATCTTTTACTTCAGGAAATCCATTTAATTGTCTAACTTTCTTCTCTAAGAGAACTTTAGCTTGCTCGATAGATTTGATAATTAACCCTCTATCTAATTTAGCTCCTCGATATTCCATTTCCTGTAAAGCTATTAGATTGGGCATAGATAAATTCCTTAATAATCTATATAATTTTTCATGACCAAATTGAAGTAAAATATTTTCAAAGATATAGAAAAGCATTAAAGTAATGTCAGTATCTACAGCAGCATATTGAGACAATGGTTGTAAAGCTCCTAAATAATCTACTTCATCGTCGTAACCCTTCCAGAAAGGGAAATAATAATCTCCTAAATCTTTTAAACCATGCCTTCTATTCTCATCAATCAAATGAGACATGACCATCGTATCCACTAGACGCCCTCTAATCCCAATATTATATCTAACCAGCCAATGATAATCAAATTTGACATTATGCCCCACCTTGGTCACCTCAGGATCCTCCATTAGGATTCTAACTTCGTTTGCTATTAATTCCATAGCATTTGGATTATTATCGAAATAACATTCTGCCTCTATATGCTCAAAAGGAATTACATAAGAGTAACCTGGCTGATATGTGATAGAAAGTACTGTGGCTTTTATCTCTTTATCAAAATAATTAAATCCAGTAGTTTCAAAATCAAAAGAACAAATTTTGTTTATTTTTCTATACTCAATTACTTCTTTCAATCTTTTAAAAGTTCCTACTATTTCAAACTGAGTTAACTCTCTAGAAATATCATCTCCTCTAAATTTCTTGTAAACTTTCAACATAATATCTTCGAAAGATTTATTGTTATAATGGGCATAAAAACAAGAGTACATTGGAATAAAAATTCTAGACCCTATTGTAATTATTTTCCCATTTACTTTGTTTAGTTTTTTATTTAAAATAGCTGAGCAAAGTTTAGAACCAAATAAGAAGATAATCTTATGGGGTTCTATTAATTTCATAAACCTTTCCTGGTTGAAATTCTCTAAAAATAATTTATCTGAAACCTTGTCAGTATCAGCTTGTTGAATTGGTTTTTCTAAAGCATACTCAAAGGCAAAATCTTTAGGTCCTATTGAATATGATTGAGAAATATATTTCATCCCATTTATCAATGGTTTGTGATGGATTACCTTTAAAGGATTTTGTCCTACCGTTGATGGGAATTGTTTTTCTTCTAGGAGCAATATAGACATGAATCTTTTATTTTTATTTGTTTAGAGATAATCCAATTCTTGCATTTATAAATGATGGTTTTTTTATCCTGGCATTTAGAGTATTTTTCTACTGCTTGAAGCAGACCTTCATAGGAAATCTCCCCAGGATTTAAAAGGATCTGCTCATAGATATCTTCCCAGGGAACTGCTTGAAAATCTAGTTCATCTAAGAAGGCAGAATTTGGAGCTTTTATTTCTTCAGCTCTTTCAAAATTTTGAGAATGGAATATTACCATACATGTCTCATATTCTGAGCACCTCACACAGTTTTTATCTGTACTTTCCCATTCCTTTCCAAAGCAATCATCCTCAGAAGTTGTAAGGGTTTTGAATTCCGTAGGAATGGCTTTATTCTTAGGATTTGTTTTTGCTTTTCTTTTCATTTTAATTTATTATAAATATGAATAATAAATTTAATAAAGAATCTAAAAAATTCAATAAAAAATTTTAGAATAAATTTAAAAATCGTGTCTGCAGTAAAGCATAAAATCAGCATCACTACGATTGAAATTATTATCATGTTCAAGGATTTTAAGGGGATTATAATAAGAATAATATTAGAATAAAATAATCTCATTATATATTTCAATAATTTCAGAAATACTTAATTCCATAGGTATTCTATCTTTTGAGTATTCTTTTTGTTGAGCTTTAGTGAGTTTTGTCCGCCACTCCATAGCAAGGCTTCTAGTAGATTTCATAATATATTATTTTATAATGTGTAAAAATTAGGCAGTTTGCGACTTGCCTAGGTCAAGCACAATAGTATTACACCACTATCGGTTTATGAATAACGATTCTTTTAGAATTATATCTAGACAAGATTCTTATAAAAAATAGGATCTTTTTCTTGAAGCCTTTTTATAAGGATTTTTCTATCCCTATCTGTAGGAAAATAATGATTGTACAACTCTTTAGGGAGAGATTCAAAAGCTTCATTATAATCAGATACTTTAAAACCCCTAGCCTCCCATTCAGTTACTAAAAAATAGTATCTAGTATGCAAATATAATAGTTTATCATAAAAGAATTTTACATGCCCAGTACCTAACTTAAATTTGTCAGGAATACCATCTAAATTATACCTGCCTTTTTTGATACAATTAGGAATTCTTTTTATTTCACGTATTTCAGCAAAAAGATGTTTATTATTTAATTCTTCTGGTTTAATACCACAATTAATCCTAGTCATTATTTTTTTTATCTTTTAATTATTGATGATGTAAAGATAGAAACTTTTATTTTAAAAAAGAAATTAATTTATAAATAATTTAAAATTAATTTATTCTAAAGGTAGAAAGTCTAGCTTAATATGATTTTCGAATAATAACTTTAGGCCATCAGTACATCTATAAGTTTCTGAATAAATCACTCTTTTAATCCCAGACTGAATGATGGCTTTTGCACATTCCACACAAGGAGAAAGAGTCAAATATAAGGTACATCCATCTGTAGATTGACCATTCCTAGCGGCAAATAGAATAGCATTAATCTCAGCATGTACTACTTCAGGTTTTGTAATATTTTCTGGAGTTTCGCACTCATTATCCATTCCTGTAGGGGTTCCATTATATCCTGTTGAAACTATCCTATTATCTTTCACTAAAATTGCTCCTACTTTCCTTCTTTTGGCATAACTTAATTGAGCATAAATATGGGCCATTTCTATGTAAACTTCTGATATATTTTCTTTTGGCATTTTAGTCTGATTTTAAATATTGTTTTTTAGTTTGTGGTTTATAACCTGGAGATGATTTTTCAACTTCTGCAACTTTATGCTTTTTAGCACAATCATTGCATATAGGTTGGTTAGTTCCTGGATGCCACATATCTGTAGTCTTCCCACATTTGAAATAGCAATTCTCATAAACTCCGAATTCTTCAAAAAATTCCTTAGGTTCTTTTACTGTTGGTATCATATTATATGAATTTTAAAACTGAATCGATAAAATTATCTCCTAAATATTTTCTATAAGTTTTCTCATCATACATCACTAATTCATAATTTCTTTTCCAATCTGATATCTTGTTCCTAGCTTCTAAGTCAATCAAATATTCTTCTAAAATATCTCCTGGTTCAATTAATTTTCTTAAGGTTTTTTCAGCAAATCTTGCTACCTTTATTGATGGCACATTGTCACTTGTACAACCTCCACATAATTTTAAAAGCTGTTCGATAATCACATCAAATTCAGAAGTATATTCTATAAGTTTTTTCTGTCTATATTTATAAATTGTGGTTCCTGGGCTCATCATAAGCAAATAATCATTATCTTCTGAAATCATAGTAGTCCCTGGATATTTCAAAGAAAATAAATAAGCCAAATCATCAGCTTCTAATCCTGGAGCTTCTAGTGAGAAGAATTGCTTTGACAAATAATCATTGACAATTCTTGGATCAAATGTTTTTGGGGTTCTACCAGCCTTATAAAATTCATATATTTTATTTCTAAATGAATTACCAGGATGGTCTAGAGCAAGCACTACTGGCCTTCCAGGGAATTTATTAAAGGCAATGTTCTCAATCTGAGAGGTCACTTTTTTAGCTAATAATTCTGAATCTATTTCACTTGCAGCGACATAATTACAGGCAATATGGTAGTTTGCATGGATAAAAATAGAAGCATCAAAGATAATAGAAGGTTGGATATTGAAATTCATTTTAAATTTTTTTAAATTTTAGATCAAAAAAGCCGATAAAGACAGGAAAAAGCGACATAGCAAGGATTTTAATTATAATCTCCTACCCTATGTCGCTCACTTTCAGTTATTTTCCTGTGCTACCAAAGCCCCCAGAACCTCTTTCAGTAACTATATTTCCATAAAGCTCTTCTTCATTTTCTACTGGTTCTGGCATATCATAAGAAACTTTAATAAGAACCCATTGTACTATTTTCATACCAGGTTCTAATTGCACTCTAGATTGACCAACATTTATCAAGTGAATCCCAATTTCACCTTGGTAATCTTCGTCAACTAATTCAGCTCCAACGATCAATTTTTTTTGGGTAGCTATGCTAGATTTGTTGTTAGCCTGTAGAGCATATCCATGAGGGATTTTAACTTTAATCCCTGAAGGAATTAAAATACTTTCCCCTGGAATAAGAACATAGGGAGTAAAATCATACGGGATGAACATATCAATTCCAGCAGATAATTTCGTGCCTCTTTCAAGGTCTTTTGTAGGTTTTAATTTTTTGTATCTCATTAGACATTTATTGCTGGTCGGATTTTCCCACCATGTTTATAATTAGAAATAATAATTTCATTTTCTTCATTCAGATGGTAATCTGGAAATTCAATATCTGAATTAAATTTATCTTCAAATTCTTGATGATTTACATAAGCATGAGCATCAATAAAATTCATATCTAAATGTTGAGCTTGCAATCCCACTTGAGAAGCTACATAAATCAAAAGTCTTGAATAAAGACAAATATCATAAGGAACACCTACTAACCAATCTGCAGAACGTTGGACCACAAATAAATTAAGATTATTATTTTCTACAAAAAATTGAAAGTAAGGATAGCAAGGAGGTAAAGCCATTTCTGCAGTTTGAGCAGGATTCCAAAGGCTAATGATATGACGTCTTGAATCTGGGTTTGTTTTTAACCCTTCTAAGAGGTTTTTTAATTGGTCTATACCTTCACCATTAAAGTTTCTAATTTGGTAACCATAGACAGGCCCTAAATCACCAGCCTCATCTGCCCAAAGGTCCCATATTTTAATACCTTTTTCTTGTAAAGGTTTTATATTAGTTTGTCCTGAAAGAATCCAATCAAATTCTGCTTTATGAACTTTTTCAGAAATATGTCTATGAGTCATTTGTGGAAATTTTCCTTTAGATAAATCAAAAGATAAATACATATTAAATAAAGAATAACATCCGATTCCTGTACGATCGTTTCTTAAGACTCCATGTGAAAACATCATCTTAAAAATTTCTAAATATTTGTCTTGCATGTTCATAAATTGAATTCTGTTTTTTTACGGTTATCAATAATAATTTCTTCTTTTGTTCCTAATTTATCAAAATAGATTTTAGATGCTTTTTCATACCAAGAAATCTTTAAAAGTTCTTGTTCAGGATTATCTTTATTTCCTATTCTAGACCTATATTTAAAGGCATTGGTTTCACAAAAAATCATGGCCCCTTCAGTCCCCCAAAGTCTTTCTATTTGAGCCATAACATCTATTCTTGTAGTTTTATAGTGGGAACCGTTCCCATCCTTATCATAAGGAGTTTTTTCAACCTTAAATTTTAATGCCACTTTCTTACTCATAATAATCCATATTTTGAAGTTGGGTCAGGAATTATAATATCCATTAAAGCCATTTTTCTTTGAATAGATTCTTTAGCTTCATTAAATTCTTTAGTATTCCTTTGAGACATTCTTTTGCCTTTAAGTTGATGATAGTCTACTTCTGCAATAGTAACTTTCTCAAATTTTAATCCAACTAATTCGTGATAAATAAAAAGTTTAGTTTGTTCGTTATCATATAAAACCCCTGTGGCCTCTTCTAAGAAACCTTTAACAATAGGAACTATAACTGCATGAAAATAAGCATTTTGTTGAATAGACCTTTTCTTTGCAGCCACACGTACAGTTATATGTAATTCTTTATCCTTCCAAAATTCATTGAATAATGGAGAATAAATATTAGTATGTAAAAAATTAATAGAGGTACAATCTTCATTGAAACTTCCTATTAATTCATAAGATTTTTGCATATTTTTTTATTTTTGATTAAAAAAAAATTAATCTTCTTCACTTGACCAAAGAAGAAAACCCTCTCTATCTAAAACTTTATAATGTGAATGTTCACCGTTATCGCAAAAACATTCTTTCCATGTGAATCTCTCAGATAAAAATTGTCTTATATCTTCGTTTTCAATTTCAGAATCTAAAACTGGAAAGTCGTATAAAGATGATTGAATTGAAGATTTTATAAAAACATTTAAATTATCAATTCTTAATTGAATATCCATAATAAATAAATTTAAAAAGTAAATGAAAAAAAAACGAATGACGTTAATGGTTTTGAAAATTAATAATTAAAATCCTTTCAAGTATCTGTTCTATTTTCTTCTCCATATCGCTACTATTTTTACATAAGAGTTATATACCAAAGTAATTTTTGAAAACTTCTTGTTTTAACAAAAACTCAATTTTGCCGTATTTTTCTCTAAAACATTGCATTGCGCATTTTTTTATATCTTCTATATCTTTATTTCCGTTTTCAACCGCCTTATTTAAACAGTTTTCTAAAAATGATTTTTTTGCTTGATTTGAAATAAACATGATATTAATTTTTTTATTAGTTATTGATAATACAAGTATAGGAACTTCTTTTCTAAAATAAAAACTTTTTGAATAAAAAAGTGAAAATAAATCCACTTTTTTATTTTTGTTAGATATTATAGAAATTTTTAGTCACCTGAGAAAGAATAATAAATCTATTAGTTCCAGGTTGTCCCCAATCTATTTTGTTCTTTTTCATATGGTAACCAATTGCTACAACTGTAAGATTGATATTGAATTCTTTTATAAATTCTTTTATCGTAAAAGTTCTCAACTTAGTGTTTGCAAATTCTTCTGAGGAAAATAATTTCCCTAGAGCAGGTTTCTGAGTTCCCTGATTTTTAATATAAGTCATGATTTTGTTTATTTTATTGAAATTCATTTAAAGCCATTTCGTATAACCATTTGGCATCAGCATGATTATCGTCTTCACAGTCCATCGAGAAGACTAAATTAGCATATTCTACCATTTTATCTTTTGTCATATGCCCATGAGGTTTTGCCTCAATTAAATTGAAATACTTAGTCTTTGCATATTTCTTAATTTCAGTTGCTGAATAATCTCTATATTCCACTCCTAGCTCCTCACATAATTGAAGTAAAACTCCCTCAAAATTTGCATGAGAACGAATTCCATTATAATGTCTTCCTCCAGGTTTTTCGTAGACTACTAGATTTATTTCATCATCTTGGATGATCCTCTTAATTTGAGCTCTAAATTTTATGAACTTCATTCCAGAAGATTCTTTAGATCTAAGTTTGTTAGAAAATGTACCAGAAGCTGTTGGGGTGCAATACCCTGTCAAGGTTGCTGGGTCTAACGATAAAATTCTTAAATTATTCATGAAATAATTGTTTTTAGATGGTGTTTATTCACAGCTGGGTAAAGCTCCATAATATCTTCTTGTTCCATGTGTTGGATAAAAGGATCTTCTCCCAAAATTGAAGTAGTCACCAATAAGTTAGTTGAAAAATAATCTTTTGCAATTAATACCCTAGTGATGGCATCGGGAATAATTATTAAATGTCTTCCATGAAGGATTTTTGATTGATTCATTTTTTTTTATTTTTTATGCAAATAAATTCATTTCACTTGCTCGAGTAATTCCAGTATAAAGCATTCTAGCACGTTCTACATCATTTGGGTTTCTCATTATTTCTGAGATGTTCACAATAGAGGTTTCAAAGGTACTTCCTTGGGACCTGTGAACGGTAATCGCAGAATTATATTGATAGCTACAAAATTGTTCTTTATAGTTGAAGAAATCTTTCCAACTACAGATATGATTTTTAGCTTTTTCTAATAAATTATCTAGGTTCTGTTGGTGCTTAATTTGCTCAGTCAATTTCATACATTGTAGATCTTCATTTATAACATAAGTTTCAATGTATTTATGGGGAATATTAACCTTATTAAAATACACGTGAGATTCGTCAATTGATTCTACAACTACTTCTTGATTATTCTTATAGAGATCTCCAAATTGCTCCTTCAAAAGAATGGTCTCATCTATCTCAAATTGTCCTGGTTCATGGTAAAGTTGTTTTCTCACTTCTCTGTTTACAATATCCACAATTTTATTAGTCCATGTAATGAATTTACATTTATCAGTTCCATTAGATTCTAGTAATAACTCTATTGGCATATTTGCAGGGTCACACCATTTAAAATGTTTTCCATCTCTCTTCTCTTTTAACCAATGTAAATTTCTCGAAAGATCGATAATATCATTTTGATGCCTAAGGATTTCTGTCAATTCATATTCAGGAATTCCTAACTCAAATACTGGAGAATTCTTCTCACCAACTGGATTCAATTGTTTTTCATCCCCGATGAATACTACGTCAAATCCATATTCTTCAGCTGCTTCAATGATATATGTCAAAACTCTAGTATCTAACATTGAAGCCTCATCCACATATAATTTCTTTATCTGGTCAAGTTCTTGGGTTTCATCTCTCACGAAAACATATTTACTTCCCTCTAGTTTTCTTTCCAATTTTAAATACGAATGAATAGTTCTACATTCTGAAACCACTTTAGAAGAAAGTACTTGCACAGCTTTGTGAGTTGGAGCTGTCATTAAAATATCTTTATCCTTATTGCATTGCCTAGCAATTAAAGTGGTTTTCCCTGTTCCTGCAGATCCTTTGAGAAGTTTATATTTCCCTGAGGATTCCAAGAAAAGTCCTCCTGCTATTTGATCAGCCGTTAGGACGATAGACGGCGTGCTTTTAACACTAAATTTTTCCATTTGTTGAATTTTAATAGTTCGTCAAAAATAATATTATGAGGGTCATGTTGAATTAAGGATTCTCCATGGTTTATGAAGTGCAAATGAGCTTCTAAAAGAATATCATTAAACTGCTTTTTATCTCCAAAAATTTGGTGGCAATCTCTAGTTAGTGCCATTAAGTTTTCAATAGTATCTTCTTGGTCAGTTCCACCCATTCCTCCACAAGAGATGTGATGAATATCTACGGCTTTTTGTCCAGTTAATTCACAAGGTACGAAAAAACCTGGGTCAATAGTATACCCGAAAAAATTGTAATATAATTTAGTGTACTTTCTCACGTTTAATTTAAAGTTATGATTATCTAATTTATACCCTTTTTTAAAACCTTCTGGAATAGGTCTTCCTTCCTGTATTCTTTTTCTGATTTTACCATTATTCACATAGTAGCTATTTTTAGTATAATAATTCTTCGGTTTTCTATCAGTAGCTTTTATTCTCTTCCTAATATATGATAATAATTTGCCCTTTACTGTTTGGTACCTATTTGCAAATTCTGAACAACTCTCATTAGGGGTTTTAATAAAATTATGATCTTTGAAATATTGTCTCAAAAATTCCATAGGGATATGCTTCAAACGATACCCTGTATAAATCCCATTAAATGGCCAAGTATGTTCATCTGTAAATCTTAAATGAGATTGAGAAATTGCCAATTTCTTATCAGCAATTATTTTATCTAATTTAATTTTGTCCTCTTTGTTCATCTACTTCCTTTATTAAAATTTCTTTATTCTCTTTCACGTACTCTAAAACCAGGTGTAAAGGACTACCCATAGTGATAGTTTTATTTGTCCAGTATTTTGCTTGGTGTAATAACCACCACCCTGGCACATCTTCCATGTATTGTCCTTTATAAGGTCCATATGGCATTTTGTCTTGATCTTCTAATTGGTTCATTTTAATTTAGTTGTATTATTAATTTTGATAATATCAATTCTTTTAGTATTTAAAGAATCAATTTGGTCTGAGTGGGTTATGATGTAAAGCATTTTTTCCTGTGCTTTCAATCTTATTAAATCGAATACATCCTCAATTCCCTCAATATCTAATCCCTCAAAAACTTCATCCATAATTAAAATATTAAAACCTATAGAAGAAGATACTAAGTCATGGATAGCAAAAGCTGTTGCTACATCTACTTTTGCTTTTTCTCCTCCTGAGAATTCGTTATAATCTAATTCAATATCTTGGAGAAAACATTTAGTAGTAAACGGTTTAGATGCTCTAGTGGTATCTATCGCAAAAGAAATATTAAATCCTAACCTAGAACTATACTTAAAAATAGCTTCATTTAGTAAAGATAATGCTGAATTTAACATGTGTCCTTTTAACCCTTTAGAAGTGAAACCTGTAGAGGCCCACCATTTAACGACTTCTAAGGTCTTATTTATTTGATCTATTGTTGATATACTATTTTGAATTAAAAGTTTGTTAGATTGAATCTTTTGGGTCTTAGAATCTAAATCAATAGAAGGTAGTTGCTGAGCTTTTACTGTCTCAAGTTGAGATTTCCAATTTAATCTCTGAGTTTCTAAAGTTTTTAGGTTAGTTTCTCTTAAATGATTTCTTCCAACTAAACTAGCCACTTCATTATTAAATTTTTCTAATACTTCTTGAGCAACTAACCTAGATTTTAATTCTTTTAATTCAACGTTATGTTTCTCGATATTAACATTATATTCTATTAGTTTTTCCTCATATTCTTCTAGGTGATTTTTATACTGTTTTTGAAGTTCAGCCATAATACTAGCATCAATAGATTGACCACAATGATTGCAAATACTAGTAGGATTCGCTGGAGGGTTTAATCTGTCTCTTCCTCTCATTATTTGCTGTAATTCACTCTCACAATTTCTATAATTAGGAAGAAGAGATTCATCTATTTTTTTTAGCTCTGGAACTTCTTCTAAAACATACTCTAATGTTCTCTCTTGAATATTAGAAATATTTCCATTAATTTCTAATATTTGTTTCTGTTTTAAAGATTCGAAATTAGCTAAAGTTTCTTTATGAGATTTAATTAAAGATTGGATGTTCTCAGTATCAGCTTTTGCTAATAGAATATCTTGATTAGATTTTTCTATCAGTGCTTCAAGTTCATCCTGAGAATCTTTAGCTTTTACTCTAGCTTTATCCACGAATAAAAGATCAATAATAGATTCAAAAATTTCTCTCTTCTCAGCTGGACTTCCCTCAATAAACCTTTTCATTCTTTGCCCAAATAAAATAGAACTAAGAAAAGTTTTTAAGGGGAGTTTTAAAAGCTCTAAAATATATTTCTGAGAATCAGCCACATGTTGAGTATTTACTAACTCATCATTTTTCCAAACTAATAAACTACTATTTCCTTTAATTCCTAAGGTATCACCTTTAAAAGAAATATGTCTAGCTATAAAATAAAGATCTCCATTTATTTCTAAATCTATCACCACTCTAGTTCCTTGAAAATCAGAAGTCCTAAAAGGTTTTTTGGTCACTAATTTCTTAGAAGTTACTCCCTTCAAATTAGTTCCATAAAGTCCCCAAACCATAGCATTGAAAATAGTACTTTTCCCAGAACCATTTTTTCCTCTAATTATATTGACTCCTAAAGAGTTAAAAGGAAATTCTAGAGGATCTCTGATGGACCCAAAACCTTCTATTTTTATATTGAGAATATTTATCATTTTAATAAGTTTTTTCCAATGATTGAAAAAATATCTTCTTTCCCTAATTTACCTGTATAAGCATCCACTATAGCTTCATAGGAAGCATCTAAGGGAATTTCTAGGTTAGCCTTATCAATTTTAGGTAATTCAACAACGGGGACCGCATATTGACCCTCAGCAGCCTCTTCATTATTTGTACGAATAAACTTAGGGAAATCTAACAAAACTCTCTCATAATCATTTTTGTCAGTATCAAAAACTAAAAATCCTTTATCTTGCCCTTCGTCTCCAAGATCCCTATGCAATGGACTTCCAACAATACAAAAATTCCTGGTCAATCTCTCATGCTTATGGATATGACCACAGAATGTAAATTCATATCTTTTAAAATCTTGAGCACGACAATCAAAAGGTATCATCGGATTAGAATGTTGAGGAGTCTGATGAATCATTAGAAAATTATTACATCTATCTGAGAATTTGAAATCTTTCTCAAATTTTTCTAAATGTTCAGGATGAGAGAAATAAGGAATTCCCCATATGTTATTCTTTTCGTCTAATTCAAAATAAGTCCCATCAATTAAATTGAAATTCTTGAACATTATATCTAGAAAAGTCAAAGAAGTATGAGCCTCATTTTCTAAGGTATTTTTTGACCCATGATCATGATTTCCGGAGATTGCAATAAATTCAATTTCAGGGTAATTTATCTCTAGATAATTAAAGATTTTTACAGTCTTATTTATTACAGGGATTGGGAGTGATTTTTGTTGGTCAAATAAATCCCCAGCAAATAAGATATGAGTTATCCCTCTTTTTCTAGCCTCAGAATATATTTTTAAAAGTACTGAGGCACAATTTCTAAGACGAGAACCACCCTGATCAAACTTCTTATAGTTATGAATATGTAAATCAGAAAATACTATGAATTTCATTTTAAAAAATATTTATTATAGTTGCAAGGAATTTTAATCTTGAGAGAATCTTCCCGCAATATCATCTAAAATAGTAGTACCACTATCGGCAAAATTCACAGAAATAAAATTCGCAATTATAACTAAAATTTTATAGATCATATTATGTAGATTTTATTAAAAATCCAACCTTTATAAAAACAAGAAAACTTCCAGGTCGGAAATAAGTTTTAACGGATTGGGAGGCCTATTATTTAGGCAACGACTGTTAGTCTTGCCTGAGTCAAAACATATGATTTATTCTCTCCTTTCACAGAGTAATATTTCAAATGTGTTCTGTTTTCATAAGTGTTCTGTTTTGTGATAGATCCGGTGTCAATTACTGCTCCAGTTTTATCTAGTACTTGAACATTAGTTCCAATCAATAATTCATACCCTTCTTGATTTTCTGTGAAGGCTAAAAATTTTCCTCTTGGTTGAACAGGTTCTTTTGTTTTTTTAGTTTTTGAGGCTGGTTTTGCAGGAGTTAATACTTCTACTGCGGCTTCTCCAATACTTTCAGGAGTTTCTGTTACTACAGGAGTTTCTACTACAACCGGTGTAGGTTCTACAACTGGGGCTGGCTGAGGTGGAGTTTCCGTAATAGGGTTCGCAACTAGAGTAGATTCAGGTACTACAACTGGTGCAGGTTCTTCTCCTACAATTCCTAATCCTGCTGCTTGATCAGGAAATTTCTCAAGAAGAATTTCTCCGATTACAGTTTTTTTCTCTGGAGAAATGTTGGCGTTTTTGAATAATAATTCTAATTGGTTGAAGGCATATCCTTCGTACTTTGATCTTAAATTCATCATAATTTTTTTTTAAAAAGTTTTAAAATTTATTTATTAATAATATAATGTAAATGTAGGTTCTTTTATTTTAAAAAAAAACTTTCTAACGATTTATTTTCAAATAATTAGAAAGTTTTTTTTATTTATTGAAATAGGTGGCCAAATTCTTGTTTAAATGCATAGTCTTTTTCCTTTCTAATCTCTTTAACCAATTTATTAGTTAAGGGATTTAGTTCACCTTCTTGCCAGTAATATTTTCCACACCCACTGATCATCACTACTTCTTCAAAGATCGTTGGAATTCTTAATTCAGTTCCTCTATAATGTTTCATATAGTCTATGTTCTCCTGTGATAATTTTTTTGAATTTTTCATGTTTTTAAATTTTTTAAAAGTTATTAATTATTGATAATGTAAATGTAGGTTCTTTTATTTTAAAAAAGAAACTTTTTCAAAAAGTTTTTATTTATTTTGATTGAATAATTTAAAAATTAAAAGCTACGCACAACAAACGCTATGCGCTAATTTCTCTATGCACTCAATTACGCATAGCTGATAACGTTGTAGTGCATTAGGTTAACCAAAAGTTAGGGAGTGTATAAGTATTACTTGATGTACTGCCAAAATCCGTTTTACCTAAAAATCCGCTTCCTGTTCTTCGGCTATCAATCAGCCCTTTTTT